GTTGTAGTTAGTGGCGAACATGTGCATGGAAAGAGCGGGGGTGACCGCGTCCTTCATGGCAACCTGGACCTGCGCGTTATCGATGCGCGAGAAGTTGCAGGTGCCGGTAGGCTGGTGTTCCTCGGGCTTCAGCGCGAAGGAATACGAATAGACACCAGGGGCGGGGTTGCCGGAGTGGTGGTTGAAGGCCTGCACCTGGTTGAAGTACTTACCCCTCTGCTCCTTGAAACGGTCCTGGCCGTTGAGGATGAGCTTGAAAGTGTTGAGGGGGCCAGCGGCTTCCTCGGTGTACTTGGAATCGCCACCACCGGTACCAACCTTGCGGAGGGGAACACCCTCGCAGGAAGCACCAACGAAAGCATTGGAATCCTCGATCGCGGTGGGGTCGGACTCGAGAATGATGTCACCGACGGCGGTGTTGGAGGTGAAGTTCCACAATTCGGTACGGGGCACCGAGGTGTTGGAGAAGCACCACACAAGCTCCTTAACGGGGTGGTTGTAGGACAAACGGACCTGCTTGGTCTGGGCGTTGGTCACGGTGTCGGTACCAGTGTGCTGGACCTGTTCGATCAGGTATTCATGACCCTTCTGGGCGAAGCGGCGACGCTCCTCGGTGTCCAGGTAGACGTAGTTGGCCCACACCTTGAACACGTTGGTGTCCAGGTAGGTGGAGAAATCGGACGCCAGGTCGATGTCGACGCGCACTTCGTGGTACTGGAGAGCGATCAAAGGCAAGTACAAACCGGGGTTGCGGTTGAAGAAGAAGATGAGGGGAAGGTAGACGGTGCCGGCGGGGGCAGTGGTCATCTTCGCGTAGGTCGCCTTCTTGGATTCGTCCAAGTAAAGCTCGGAGTACATGCGCCACCACTTCTGGTAGTGCTTGTCGATGCGCTGACCACCGATGGACAGTTCAACGTTGTTGATGGCACGCTCAGCGACCCAGTTGCAGTCATTGGTGGCATGGGAAGTGATGGTGTTGGCGGAGGTGGACTTGAGTTCGATGTACATGTCACCGACCAAATCACCGTTACGGGCGACAGTCACAGACACGCGACCAGAGTTGGCGGCAGTACCGTTGACGGTCTGCTCGATGTTCTCCATCGCGAAGTTAGTGTGGCGCTTGTATTTGGCCTGAAAAAAAGTTACCTCGGGGTTACCGGTAAGGTAGACGTCTTGGGCGCCGTAGGCGACGAGTTGCATGAGACCACCAGCCATTTTGAGAGTTGTTGTACTCTATACAGAGAAAATAAATCCGAGAGAATGTGCGAAATTTCGCAGTCTAATTTTTCTCAGTATACTTCATAAAATGTCGACACAGCCTGATGAAAATGAACCTGAGATTGAAATAGAGGAAGGTGAGATTGTATCCGAAAGTGATGATGAACTGTCCATGAGTGAAGAACCCATGGAGGAGGGTATAGATATTGCTGAATTAATGACTTCGCTGATGGCCACCGATGACGGTGATACAGTCTGCTCAGCCCTCGTGAATATTGCCAACCAACTTCAGACCCAGAATAAAATTTTAATAAAGATGTTGAGCAAGATGAATCCGGCTTAAGGATTAAATGTATAAGTAAAACAATGAAAGAAACTCACTTCATTGATAAGGATCCTAATATTTTTGAAGCGCTCACCGAGCTTCAGAAACGAAATGTCCAATCAATGAATGAAGATCAGGTACTAAAGATCATCGAGGATTTCGAGTTCAGGTGGTACCTTCACGACACGGAGGGCTACTCACCCTGTATGAAACGAGCGACTCGGTTGGGGTATTACCAATTTATTCACCCTGACCATTTCAATGAGGATGGTATTCCCAAATCCGATCATATCGACATCATGGCTATCCGTGGTATCAAGAACCGAATGATAAATTACCTCATTCAGTTGAACAATCACGTTCAGATCCATATGAAAGAATATACATATGATGACGAGGTCACGATTAATAAGCGACTCAATAATGTCATCCTCCAAATCGAGGATGGCTTCGAGAATGTGAGACGCCACCAGATTTCATACGAGAGGGTAATCGCCCCCACAGCCCTCCCCCAGGTGAGTGTCTATACAGACCCATCCACGATGGACGATGAAGAGATTGAAAAGTCCTCACCTTTTCAGAAGTGTTTGATGATCACTCTCAAAGAAGCGTATCGCGCTGGATATCGTCGCTACAAAGGGCAATGTTGTGAAGAAATCAAAACGGTCGAGGGGTATAGAACACGAGCCTGGAACCCTCTCTTCACGATCGAAGAGTTTGTCTATTCCCTCCCGAAGAAGGAGAGTAATTTTACGAACTGGAAGAATTTTACGAGTAAGGGTTCGATCTTTAGAGATGTGATCGACAACATCTCGAAGTGTACCGACGCACAATTCCCCGAGATTAAGAAGCGACGTCACGTGTGGGCCTTCAAGAACGGTGTCTTTGTTGGTAAGGGGTGGATCCCCGAGATAGGGGCCTATGGGTGTCGCTTTTACCCGTACAAGAGTGAGAAGTTCGCATGCCTCGACCCGAGCATCGTCGCGTGTAAGTACTTCGACCAACAATTTGATGACTTTTCTCATATCGAAGACTGGACCAAGATTCCTACACCTTTTTTTGATTCGGTGCTAAAGTATCAAAAGTTTGAGGATGAGGTGTGTAATTGGGCGTATGTCATGGCTGGTCGCCTATGCTTCGATGTCGGTGAGCTCGATGGGTGGCAAATTATCCCATTCTTCAAGGGGATCGCGAGATCTGGTAAATCAACCCTCATTACCAAGGTGTTTAAGAAGTTTTATGAGAACGAGGATGTAGGTACCCTCTCGAACAATATCGAAAAGAAGTTTGGTCTCTCGGCGATCAAAGATTCCTTCATGTTCATCGCCCCAGAGGTGAAGGGTGACCTCGCACTCGAACAGGCGGAGTTCCAGTCTATCGTATCTGGTGAAGATGTATCGATCGCGGTGAAGAACAAGACTGCTATGTCCTTCGAATGGAAGGTCCCAGGTGTTCTCGGTGGGAACGAAATTCCCAACTGGAAGGATAATTCGGGGTCCGTGCTTCGTCGTATTCTCCCTTGGAACTTTGGTAAGCAGGTACAGGATGCTGATCCTCAACTCGACGAGAAACTCCACAATGAACTGCCGATCATTCTTCTGAAATGTGTCAGGGGGTACCTCGATTATTCTAACAAGTACAGGAACAAAGATATTTGGAATGTTGTACCTAAATATTTCAAGACGATCCAAAAACAAGTGGCGATGGTGGCCAGTAGCCTTACGAACTTTATGGAATCTACGTATGTGATCATCAGTGAGGATTCTTTCGTCCCCCAGAAGGAATTCGTAGCCAAATTCAATCAACACTGTAAGGAAAACAACCTCGGAAGTCACAAGTTTCACCAGGACTTCTATGCGGGACCTTTCAGTTCGCATGATATCGAGGTACGCAACGATACGGTTAAATACAGAGGAAGAATCTGTAAAAATCAACCGATCATTTATGGTCTGGACATAGTATCCGATGACCTCACCTTCACAGACGATACCTAAAAAAAATATATCTTTAGTAATATGAGTCAGAGTGTCAAGGAATTTGTCCGACAATCTGGTGTCCAAGTTCAAAAGTCGAACTCAAACTCAAATGACGAGTTTGCACGAGAACTCGAAGAGAATATGCTCCGAAGAGAGCGTGAACGAGCTGCGGGATTTCGCACCCCCCCTAGACGAGTACCTCGTCCGGTCCAATTTCCTGTACGACTTCAACAAAACTTGATCAGTGAGACGAACTACAGAGGTGCGTTTAGACAATTCGAAAATGAATTCTCGGATGTGAATGAAGAACAAATTGCCAACAACATTCTTCGTGAATTTGATCAAAATACCGTCCCACTTCAATTTAGTAAATTTAACCCAGGTATGTTCAACGTATTGGTTGACTCTGGGTTTGGACCAAAAGATGCTGTCATCGATCTTAAAAAAATATTGGTAAAGAGTCCACTCCCAAAAACGCCTATCGGTGAAGGTCTTTATCTGGACACAAAAGAGATACGAGGTGTGTATGGGAGGTTTCAGACTGGATTTTCTCACACGAAAGAGTTTGGACCCAAGGGAAATATGAATAGGAACTTCGCGAGTGTGCAAATCGCGATAACTGTTTCGAATGATGTAGAAAGCCAAGGTGGAATCTGTAATATTTATAAGAATGGTAAAGTGGTCATTCGTAACGGATTTATCGGGACGAATATCACGAATCAACCCGAACTGATCCGACGTTTCATCGTGAATACGTATACAGAGCGTCAGCCATTTTTCTATAATCCCTTCACGTATAACAATCTGAGTGGTCAGTTTAGGATCAACGGTACTTTTAAGAGTTTATCCGTGATCGCGAGTCGCCAACGAATGTACGGTATGACGAACATGTCGATCGTCGAAGAACTCACACCTTTCCTTTATGTACCCATCGAAGGCGCGACTTTGATTTTTTCTAAAAGTGGTAACATCCAGATCGTAGGTGTGAAGTCACCCGGGGACATGCTGAAAGGGTACGACACAGCGAAAGAGTTAGTTGAAAAAATGTACAAAGATACTCAAGTTTACGTGACTGGTGTCTTTGATAAGGGTACAAAGTCGGGTGCGAAGCCGAAGGCGAAGCCGAAGGCAAAGAGCCCACCTAAACCTAAACGGAAATACATTATGAAGGTGAACGCCGTCTTAAACTTAAAAAAGTGTGCGCGTATGAAGAAACCGGAACTCATAGCACTTGCCAGACGCAAAGGTGTTGTTAATTTTAGAACAAAGGTTGTGGATGGTTCTCGAGTCGCGACAAAAGATGAAATCTGTAAGAAGATTATGAACATAAATAAACCCGCCTCT